TCCGTCGAATATCCACTGGATATTGGCCCCGAGCGAGCCGTCATCGTTCACCAGCCGGCCCGTGTAGCGTTTTCCGTTCCGCCCGCCGGTGAACTTCGCGAACAGGGTTTTAGATGGCTGCGAAGACAAAACAGCCATGTACTTTGGCCCGCCACTGGGCGACCAATCCTCATCGTCCTCCAAATACGCTGGGCACTTGTGAGTCAGAACAACGGGCTTATTTGCATCTATCAGCGTCTCTACGCCGGCATCCCCCCAGAACATCCACTGCACGGCCGTGGTCCCCGCCGCCCCCGTGGCCAAGTTAAGCAGATGACCAGTGTAGACTTTGCCATTGCGCGAGCCGTCGAAGATGGCGACGATCGCACCTTTTGGCGACGGCAGAGAGCTTCCGCGCCTTGCCGACGTAAGGTCTATCGGCTCGCGCGCAATAACCTTCAGCCTTTCGGCCGTCTCGCGGTCTTTGAATCCGTAGACCGGTTCAGCCATGCTACCCTCGGATGTCGCAGAGCAGGGCAAGTGCACAGATCTTGCCAATGACGGCGGTGTTGGTGCCGGAGTCGTTCACGGCCACCGCAATACGCACATGCAGCACGTCGCCCGCCGCAAGGTTTGTCGCGTCGATGGCAAAGTCCTTGTTTGCCTCAGTCAAGCTGTTAATCGACTGGGCTGCCGTCGAACAAAGGTCCGCACTCACCCCGCCGTCGCCGTCAATCTTGTAAGCCTGAATATCCACCGTGGCCGCCGCGCTCGCAACCGTAGTATCCATGCCCGCGCGAACGCGAATCTGCACCGACTCGCCAGCCTGGTACTCGGCAGGCAGCGCCACAAGAAATGCGCCATAGCGAGTCGTCGCCCCGGCGTCCTTTAGGTCGCCGGTCTGGATCGTAGGAGCAGTGGTGCCGAGGGTGCCGGTGATAAGGGCCAGGTCGTCGCTGGCGGCAGCACCCGGCAGATTGGTCGCCATGTCGTCCCAGGTCTTGACTTCCGTGAGCGGGATGCCGTAGGCGGCCAAGTCATCCTGCGCGATCTTCGCGCGGGTGACCGCCGAGTCTACAATCTTGGCCGTCGATACCGAGTTGTCGGGCGGAGTAAAGGAGCCCGTGACGCTCAACGCGCCGTCCACAACGAGGTTGCCGCTGATTCTGCTCATGATTGCTCCAGTCCGAGAACGGAGAACTCTGCCTCGGGGTAGATTTGAAATCCAAGCCAGAACGTCGGTATCGAGCCGACCTGCTGCGAGGTGGGAAACCCGTCGAGCCCAAGACACACGGGCTCGGTGATCGCGTCGCCGTTGGCGTCCTTGATGGCCTCCCACGTCAGGACGCCAGGGGTCGCAGTCAGTTTCGGCTGCCGTTTTCCCTTGTTCGCGATTCGCAGGCCCCACGGGAACTGATAGCCATGATGGATCTGCCCCTGGTCCAGCTTGAACAGGAACTCGTAGGTGGTGCGCCAGTGGCGAATCTGGTTCGTGTAAATCCGCTTCGCCATGATGCTTTTGCAAAGCACGGTATGGGGAGGCGCGCCAAAGAATGCACTCTTGTTGACGTGATGGCAAAACGCCTCGGCCTTAGACGCCGAGAACTCGGAGAGGAGTTCATTCCGCGTGATGGTCAGCGCCGTGTATCCGCGCAGTGCGGTCGGCGGCGGGTCAAAGTCCTCTCCGACTACGTTCTGAATCGGCGCACCATGAATGTCAGTGTCGATGTTCTCGACGGTTTCGACTGTCGACCATTCGAGTTCGACTTCGCGCTCGATGGGGTTGTCGGGGTGTGGCTGGCTGTAGAGCCCGCCCGAGTAGGAGACCTCAACGTGCCAGACCTCGGGGTTGCTGGTCGGCCGAACCCGCTTTGAGGCAACGTACAAGGCCGGGTCGTCGGGATGCCTTGACCAGTAGGCCGGAATCGGGCTGGCGTCGCGGATTTCCGGCAGCGTGGACGAGCCGTCCGTAAATACTTGCCAGACCTCAATTTCCTCAATGACACCATCGTTGAGGAAGTGGCTCCGGTCGCTTTTCCGTGATGGAGTTCCGACGATTGCCATTGTAGAAACTTGCCCCGGTTTTATAATGGGCGTTGGCTACGATTCGGCTAGGCTTCGGCATCCAGTCATACACTAGACGCCGATTAGCTGGGGCGACTGGAGGCGCTCTACCGCGCGACGAATGCCCTGAAGCACCTCATATGACCGCTTTGCAATATCTACTTGCCCTCGCAGGGTTTGCTCAAATCCAGATCCCGGCGAGCGAGTTAACGAGGATGAGATGAGTGCCGCATTGCCAGATGCGGAGTACGCTTTATCTGCTGAGCCACGTTCCTCGGCCTCTCGGCCGCGTGCCTCGTTCATTCTGGCCATTGCGCCAGCTCGTTTTGCCTCGTCAGCCTCAAGCATTTCTTTCTTTCTGGCCGCCACTTCGAGGGCCGTCAACTCCTCCTGCTTCGCCGCCGCAACTTCGTTCTTCTGCCGCCGGTACTCTTCCGCCTTGCGTCGGCCAGACTCGCGGATACCAAGCAACTCGGCCTCTTGCGTCTTTCCTGCCGCCCGCAACTTGGAGACGGCAATGTCTGATTCAAGCCGGGCCACTTCTCGCTGCTTGGCTTCCGCCTCTTTCTCGGCCTTCAGTGATTCGTCAATCTGCGCTTGGATCACCATGCGAGATGCAGCGCTGTTTATCGCCGCCTCTCGCGACTTGTACTCTTTCGATTCTTTGTTCATCCCCGACCGTGCAAGCGCTGCCATCTCGTCTTCCCGAAACTGCTGGGCACGAATCCGGGCTGCCGTCTCCGGGTCTGCGTTCGCGAGTAGGGTATCGTAGAGCATTCGCCGCGTAGCCGCTTCGAAGTCCTGCCGCTTGCGGATTTGCTCCTGGTCGTACTTGGCCCGCTTCTCGTTTTGTGCCAGTTCTGTGAGCGCCCTGTCCCTGTTGCTGTACACGTCTTTCTCTACGTACTTGTCCACGAACCATTCGCCCAGCTTGAACCCTGCCTTGTTGGCCCAGCCCGTTATCGGCATTTCTTCAAGGGCTTTGCGTGCGCCGTCCACATCGCCACGAAACGCCTTGACCGCCGCCGAGCCCACGGAAAAGGTCGTATGTATGGCTTTTTTCGCCGCCCACGCTTTCGCCGCCAGGTCTACAAAACTGCGGTTCGTCGCCTCCATGTCCCGGACGAAGGTTGAACGTTGGGCCGCAAACATTCCGCCGCCGATCTGTGCGTCGAATTGCTCGCGACCACTGCGAGACGCAAGCCGCTGCTCATGCTTGTATGCCTGCATCTCGCGGACGCTGTTGCCCGCGCCGATGCCGCCGAGCAGGTCGGCCCGGATACTGGCCATGCCGCGCCCGCTCTCGCGCTCAATAGACGCAATGGTCTTCTTCGCGTCGCGCTCGGCCTTGGTGAGCTTGCGAGAGAAGTCGTCAAGCTCAAGAACTAGTTTTGTTTTGAGTTCCTTGGCCATTGCGTTTCTTCAGGCTGGCCTCGATGGCCGCAAACACCGGCCGCACGGCCTGTCGCATCTGCTCAGATGTCTGCTGCTTAACGGGCTCGAAGTTGGGCATGAACTCAGAGAGCCTGGCCGTGTCCTTAGACCAGCAAGACTTGAGGCGCATTCCTAGCAAGGCAATGCGGTAATCGTCTCGCCACGGGCCGAACGGGTCGATCTTTTCCATCGCCTGCCATTCGGCGAATTCCTTGGCCGAGCACCTGCGCTGTGCCTCTCGCTTAGTGCACCCCCACAGCCTGGCTAGTTGCAGCCAGAGTCGCTTTCGGGGGTGCTTGCGCAGTTTTTTTCGATAGCCTCAACGTCGGCGGCGGTCAGCGAGTTGAGTTGATTGGCCTTGGCTTGAATGCGCATCAGCGGCTTCACTGCCTTGCGACTCAAGGCCACGGCGTCAGACTCAGAGAAAATTAGCTTGCCGTTCTCGTCGCAGACAACAAACACGGCCAGCATGGCGCGGTAGATGCCCTTGCGGACCAGTTCGCCGTCCTTGTTGCGGTACTTGTCAAGGGCATCCTCAAACTCCTCCCGCTGCTCGCCGGTCATGGACCGAATCCATACATCCTTTCCCCATTCGGGAATGGAAAGCTTTTCGAGCGGCAGATCGTTGGCAGACAGAATCTCCTCTTTCATGGATCCTCCCTATTGATGGTTACGCCGGCGCGGTCGCGGGCTTAAATGTTACCGCGCTTACAATCTTGTCATTGAATGAGCCGCGTGTCTCGCGGCGCGTGACTCTCCATGTTCCAGCCTGCGATCCGTCAGACCCGCCATCGTTCCATGAAATGGTGAGGGCGGCCGGGGCTGCGCCCACCGCAATCGAAGTCCCGCCGATAATCTCGGCAGTGATTTCGTAGTCGGGCACGGCATCCACAGAGGTGGCCACGGTGCTGTCGGACGCCGTGGTGTCGACAGTGCCTGCGTCGCAAGTGACCCCGATTGAAAGGAGCCCTGCTACGGCACTTCCGAACGTCAGCGTGCTCCCATTGAATCCGTCATCTGCCATGTGGTGACCTCCTGGCTTATGCGTACCAGAGCGAGTATTCCTGCGTCACAACGTGGACGAGGTCTTCGCTGTCGTCAGATCGGTACTCCGTGTCTTCGCCCTCGTCTTCGAGGCGGCACGAGCTAACTGCTGGTGTGCCGCTCGTATTATCCCATCCATCCAGTACGGCCCTGACGGCAGCCGCCAAGGTCTTTACTCCTGCGTAGGTCGTATCCCTGCAAATAAACACGTAGTTGGCGTTGATGGTGCTCATTGGGCCGCCACTCGCCTGGAGCGGGCCACCCGCGATCCGCTGATAAATGATGTGCGGAAGCGCCGCATCCTGCGGGGCGATGCCAGGAAAAATGCGCGTGCCGACAAGCCCGGCCACGGTCACATCCGTGGTGAGCGCGGTTCGCATGTCGACTTCAACGGCCATTCCAGATCCTCTGTAGCTCCGCGTCCAGCGTGGATTCTATCGCCGCCATTGCCGCGCTCTTATTCTTCTCCAAGGCCGGACGAAGGTATGGCTTGGGCTTTGCGCCGGGGTGATATCGCCCACGCTGTCTTCCTGGTATGCCACCTCTGCCCTTTTTGTCGGGCCGCTGTAGCCACAGCTGCGAGTCCTTGCCGGTGGCGTGCGGCTTGGTGCCCAGTTCTACCAGATGAGCATAGAAGTATGGGTCGGCGACGCTGGCCGTCTTGCGGCTCTTCCTGATAACCATCGTTTTATTGTGGTCGACGTACACCTCTCCCAATACGGCCGACTTGTCTTTGGCCACGTACACGCGGGACTTTATGCTGCGACGGAGGAGCCGAGTATCTATCGGGGCCATCTGGCGGGCAGAGCGAAGCACGATGCCCGTGGCCTTACGCAAAGCCTTTCGTGCCGCAGCCGGGGCCTTCTTGTCAAGCAGCGTCAGGTCGTTTATGATGGCCTTGCTGCTCGTGAACACCATCTTGACCCCGAACCCCATCACAGCACCTCGGTACAGACCAGCTGCAATTCCTCATGCCGCTGGCCCGGGTCGATGACGCTGCCGATATTGAGCACCCGCGATCCCCACTTCACGCGCATCTTCGGCGTGATGTCTGACTTGTAGCGAATGCGAACAACGTGGTTAAGCACGCCCTGGGGCTG